TCCTAAAACATTTCACGAAGGAGGTTTCTGCGGTCATTTCGATAACAGCGAACAGGTTTGGAGATGTGTAAGCAATGAGTCAAACCCTCTTATCCCTATCACACTCACAAAAAAAGGCTGGGGTCAGGGAATGTACCGAATGAGTGATAAGCCAATGAAGTTTTACGATTATAATTTTTAAACCATGGAATACAAAAATACAATCCCAGAAATACAGTTGAAGTACAAGTCAGGAGAAGTCCTGTCAAAAACAATCCGTTCGAGCAAGGATGCATACGAACTTTTTATGAAGTTTTACGATGAAGATGTGTTTGAACTAACAGAAAGTGTAATCGTAATCTACCTGAATTCAGCAAACGAAACAATCGGCTGGATGCGTCATTCCACTGGAGGAATGGGTTCAACTGTAGTTGACCCAAGGCTTATCTTCGTTGCAGCACTGAAATGCGGAGCAACAGGCATTATGGTTTCTCACAACCACCCAAGCGGACAGTTGAGACCAAGCAATGAGGACAATAAATTCACTAAGAGACTTAAAGAAGGCGGAGAATTTCTTCAAATACGGCTCATTGAACATATCATAGCAACCAGATACGGTTATTATAGCTATGCTGATGAAGGAGGAATATAGAAACAAAAAACAAACATATTATGGTTAAAACGAAAAAACAAAAAGTCAGTCCCGTGGCTGCGAAGCACGATGTGCTTGAGGAGATTTTCGCTCCTCAGAAAAAAGCTGCAAAAGCTCTTGAAGAGCATAAAAAAAGGGGAACACCGAAAACCAAGCCAGTCTATGCAAGTCACTACGGTTTTAAGTCCAGTATGATTCTTTACGTCAGGCCTGAAACCACACGTGAGCAGATTATAGAAAAATTCACAGAGAGACTTAAAGGTGTTGACCTGTGCGTGTTTAAAAAGTAATTTTCAATTTATTTTTTTTATTTAAAAGTGTTTGTAATACAAACACTTTTTTTATACCTTTGACATCGAATAGTTTATGTCTTAGGGTCTTTTCAGAACCTGAGAAAACAAAATCAACAAAATCAAATGTTATCTGCATGAAAACAAAAGTATTAAAGGTATTGAAACCCAAAACGTTAGCTTTGGGGTTTAGTCAAGAAGAGCTGGAAGGTGTCGCTGAAACTATTTCAGGAAACCTAACAGAGGAATCGACAGACGATGATATTGAGTCTGCCGTGAAAGCAATCCTACCATTCCTTAAAGTGTCTCAGCAAGCAGCAACGAGAGTAATCAATGCTAAAAAAGAGGAACTTGAAAAGAGGTCGCCAAAAGAACCTAAAAAAGAAGGTGCTAATGACGACGAGCCGGAAGAAGAGCCAAAATGGTTTAAATCGTATCGGGAAAAGACAGAGCAACAAATTCTCTCTCTTAAACAGGAAAGAGATACAGCCAGCCGCTTAAAAGTATTTGAAGCGTTGCTTGAAGGTCTGCCCGAAAAGCAAAAAACATCTAAGCTCAAGGACTTTGGAAGAATCTCATTTAAAGATGATGAAGACTTCAATTCATACATCGAAGACCAGAAAGAGGTAGTTAAGGAAATCAAACTTGAACTTTCCGAACACGGTCTTGATTCGTTCGAAATTCCATCAAGCGGGAAGGCTTTCAAGGAAGAAGACAACTTTGTCCTGCAGATGAAAGAGATAAACAAAAAAGAATAAAAAACCTATTAAAATTTCAATCTAATGGAATACAAAGAAACGCCTCAAAGCGGACTGAGCTACATTCACCAATGGGATGTGTCATCAGTAAAAGTGTTTGATGGAGGTTTTTTGCTTGACAAAAGCAATTTACCTGTCGGTCTTGAAAAGCTCCCACGTGGCTCGTATCTGAAAATTGATATGGTTGAGCGTAAGGCTAAACTTATCAAAACAGTAGTCCTGCATGAAGCTTTGACCAATGTTGCCACTGTAGTCAAAATCAAGAAAGGCTCAAATGTAGTTGCCACAGACGTAATCGGTAACGGTGCAAAAGCTGTTGTTGTCGGTGCAATCACAACCTCCGACCCTGAGTTTGACTCCTTCGCAATCACGGCCGATGCGCTCGGAACTGCTGCTAAGGATGCTGTACTGCAGACTTACGATTCAGCCGGTTCAAGCGGAAAGTCTCCTGTAAATCCCGATGGCCTCAATTACACTGATGTTGTGATTGATGAAGAGCCAGCAGTGAGTGTTATTTACGAAGCACACGGTATTGTTACCGATTCTCTCCCACAGGGAACAACTACAGCAATCAAAGGTGCTTTGAAGTTTTGTCAATTTTTATAATCAGAAGTAAACAATGGCTACAATTCTTGAACAAATTCAGAATAAACGTTCTTTTGACGCTTTCGTCAACGAGAACATGAAAAATTCCACCTATAAGATAGGCTGGGATAAAGAGATGGACACCGAGTACGAAGCTTCGACAAACTGGTCTGCTGCTACTGCTGATTATGCTGCTGCTATGCTTGGTACTGTAATCGCAGAAAACTCCAACAGACCAAAACGTAACATGCCATCAATCGGAGAATTGAGTGGTACTCTTGGTCGTATCGGAGACGAGTGGCAGATGGATAACGCCCGTTTGCGTACTTACTATCTCATGGAAGAACGTTTCCGTTCTAAAATGAAAAACTTCTCCGAAGAACAGCGCAAAAGTGAGTTCGCTAAAATCGTAAAATACCTTTTCAATCCTTATGAGCTGGCTGCAATCGCACCGCACAGAAGGATTACAGCTATGTATTACGAAGGTCTGTCTGATGGTGCTGTAACACTCACTAAAACCAACAATCAGGGTGGTATTGTTTGGTCAAAAGCAATTTCTGTCGGAATTGCTAAAACCAAATTGCGCTCAACTGACGTGGTGTGGTCTTCTGCTAATCTTGCAACCATGGACGTTCTTAGCGTTCTGCAGTATGCTGAGGAGATTGCAACAGGGAAAGGCAAGGTCGTTCTGAAACACAGAATGAGTAAGGCTACAGCATCTCTTGTAATGCAATCAACCCAGCTCAAAAACCTTATCGGTTTGACTATGGGCAACATCAAAACAAACACAAGTCCTGTGCTTGGCATTGATACAATCAATACTTATTTGGTTGCAGTTGGCATCGCTCCAATTGAAATCGTAAACGAGTTTGGTATCATGCCTGATGGAACTTCTGTTTCGATGTTTAAAGATGGCCGTGTTGTTTCCCAGTGTGCCGACCGTGTTGCTGTACTGAAAATCACAGACCCTCTTGAGGCTGTTGACCCTGTGCCTAATAAAGTTTACACTTCGTTCAATGACAACCTGCTTTCTCAGTGGAGAAATGATAGTGGCCGTTTCATTGCTTACGAAATGTTTGCTTTCCCTGCTTTTACCGGAAAAGCCGATGTTTTCATTCTTGACGTAACTGCTAAAGAAGCTTAGGAATGAACTACGGAGCTGCAATACTTGAAGATTTACAGCCATTCCCAGTAAGAAGAAGTCTGATTGAGAGGCAGTGCATTAAGCACGGCCTCTCGATTTCGGATGATGCTACTGATGAAGCTAAGATTACGCTTTGTGTTGTGGAGATTTTATCCCAAATGGTTGCACTCAATAACGTAGGCGAAAGTGGAGTATCGATTTCCTTTAACAAGGAGGCCGTTGAAGCCACAATCAGGCGCAAATGTATTGAGATTGGACTTGATAGTTCGCTTTATATTAAGGAAGCTACAGTAAGAAGGCTTGATTTATGAGAGGTTATATTCAATCAAAAACAATAGTTGGTGGAGGTTTGAACGAACACGGAGAGCCAGTTCGAGGAACTGAAAGCTGGACTGAAAAAGTCGAGTGTACTTACAAACCACTTTCACGAAAAGACAACGAAAGGTATTCAGACGGGCAATTTGTACTGTGTGAATACGAAATCATTGTTTCTGATATGGATTTTGTCTCGAAAGAAATTCAACTGCTTGATGAAAATGAATCCTTAGTATGTGCAAAACCAGTTGTCAGTATTTTCAAACTCAGCACGGTTCAGAGGCAAAAAATAGTAGTCTAATGCCAATCAAACAAATAACACCTCAAAGCAAGGTATCTGAGTACCTTGAGAAACAAATAGCTCTTAGAAAGAAATCATTGATTTCTACCTTGAAGTTTGTCGGAGAGCAGTGTATAAATGAAGCGAGAAGCAATGGAGACTACATGGACCAGACCGGTAATCTTAGAAGCTCTATCGGTTACATAGTTGTTGATTCTGGAAAAATAATTTCAACCGGAGGCTTTAGTAAAACAAAATCAGGTTCAGAAGGGCAATCTACCGGAAAAGACTTCGCCAAGGAGCTTGTAGGCTCAAGAGGTATTGTTCTTATCGTTGTTGCTGGGATGAACTATGCTGCTTATGTTGAGTCCGAAAGGAACGTAATCACATCTGCTGAATTACTCGCAGAAAGGCTCGTTCCCGAACTGCTCAGAAAATTAGGATTTAAAGTGAAATGAGAAAGACCGCAGGACAAATAGAAAGAGACATTTTCGGCTTGATTAAAACTCAGGTATTGTCAGTTATATCAGGCGGTGTGTATCGCAAAGGACTTAGACCGAAAGGCTCTGAACTTGAAGATGCCGTAATATCTTTTATGACCGGAGATGCCGAGCAAGTGCAGACAGGCGTTCTCAATCTCAATGTTTATGTGAAGAATATAAATGTTGATGGAAGTCTCGTTTGCGATATTGCAAGATGTACAGAAATCGAGGCTGAATTAATGTCAATCATTGAAAGCATGGTTTCTACCGAGTACTCAATCTCTATCGGTTCCGCAATCCAAACATTCGAAGAGCCTAAAATCGAGCAGCATTTCGTGAACTGCAAAATTAAATATAAACGTATAATTATCTAAAACATAAAAACTTATGGCAGTAGTTATGTCATGGAGCGAGTGCTCCATTAAAATCGGAAAAACCGGACTTGCTGATGCTATGTCGGCATCGCTTACGAGCATCGGTAACATTAAAGACAAATCAACAACCCTTGAAAGCACTGAGGGCGAGAAATTGCAAGCTAAAGCAACCGGAGGTAAGTTGATTGCACAGGAAGAAAGAGAGGGCGAAATTGTACTCAAAACACGTGTTATTGAGGATGACTTTGCTTTTCTTGCTACTTTGATTGGTGCAACCAATGATACAACGGCTAAAGAGCTTAAAGTCACTTCGCACATTGTCGCTGACGACTATTCTGTTGAACTGTCTCCGAAAAATATTGGTGCAACTGGTTTGAAAATCAGAAAAGCGCATGTTTCGTACAAACCCGGCTTTAGTGAAGAAGAAGGTCACTTTGCAGACCTTACATTTACTGTACTTGAATGTGCAGATGGAGAACTTTACACAAAGTTCACTAAGAAAGCTGTTTAAAAAACGCCAGCGTATTGCTGGCTTTTGCCTTTGTAGCTCAGTTGGTAGAGCGATTGCTTTGTAAGCTTTCGGTCACAGGTTCGAATCCTGTCAAGGGCTCAAAATTATATTCTTATGAAGAAAACGATTGAGCAAAAAGTATCTGATGTCATTCTTGAGAAGTCATCAAAAATCAAAATAAAAGACAGAGAATTTGAGGTTGCAGCTCCAACACTTGCAACTCTCATAAGAATTTCCGATCTAATTTCAACACTCCCAAAAGTAGAGATGGATAAGAACGATTACATCTCTGAATCTCTGAAAATCGCAAAGGATTGTTCCGTAATCAGCGAGATTGTCGCTACAATGATAGTCGGTGTAGACACACCAAAGGCCAGATTTTATCAAAAACCAATAATCGAAGAACTCTCCGAATTCATATCAAAAAAATGCACTCTTGTTGAACTAAAAGAGCTTATAGTTCAGCTTATTTTGATGATGGAGATTCCGCCTTTTTTCGCTTTTACCACTTCCCTGATAGAGATAAACCTGATAAAAAGGACAAGGGAAGTGGATTGAATGACAGCATTTGGGCTGTAGTAGCAAGTGTCGTAAAGAACTTTAATCTACCTATTGATTATGTTCTGTATGAAATGAGCTACGCTAACACTCTTCTATATAACTCCGTAATACCGACTGCAAGCACAAAAAAGAAATCAGAGTTTAACGAAGAACTTGATGCAAACGTGGCTGGTCGTTTCAACAAAGATAACAACGATGTAATTGTAAGGCGATGAACAATCAGGAAGGCAAAATTTGGTACGGTGTAGGTATTGATACAACCGGAATGGCAAGCGGTGCTAAGGAGGCATCAAACATATTTAAGAGCATAGGGAACGAGGCGGAGAAGCAATCTGAACGTATTGATTCGTCATTTAAAAATATGTTTGCAGTTATCGGTGGAACTGCTGCTGCAACAGGCTTTATAAAACAACTTGTAAACGTAAGGAGCGAATTCCAGCAACTTGAAATTGCTTTTACCACAATGCTAAAAAGCAAGGAAAAAGCAGATGCCCTGATGATGGATATTACAGACTTCGCAGCTAAAACTCCATTTGACTTGAAGCAGGTTGCTGGTGGTACAAAACAACTGCTTGCATACGGATTTGCTGCAGAGGACATGAAAACAAACCTATCAATGCTTGGCAATGTCGCAGCCGGTGTTGGTTCGCAAATTGGAGACCTCATTTATCTGTACGGAACATTAAAGGCATCTGGTCGTGTTGCAACTGTTGACCTCAATCAGTTCGCTGGTCGAGGTATTCCTATTTATGATGCTTTGGCCGAATCACTTGGCATTGCAAAAGAACAGGTTCGTGATTTTGTAGGTGCTGGTAAGGTTGGCTTTGAGGATGTTGAAAAAGCCTTTCAGCTAATGACCGGAGAGGCTGGAATGTTCTATAATCTTATGGAGGAACAATCTAAGTCTATAGGTGGTCAAATATCAAACTTAGGAGACTCAATCGATGCAGTATTCAATGAGATTGGGCAGCAGACAGAAGGAATAATTTCAGACAGCATTTCAGGAATAGCTTTCTTGGTTGAACATTATGAAACTGTCGGTAAAGTCATTGCTGGATTAGTTGCAACATACGGAACTTATAAAGCTGCTGTAATTGTTATCAATGCCATCAACTCCCTAAATGCAAAAATTGCTTACCAGCAAATGCTTGCAAATATCGGCAATACAGGAGCTACAATTAAGCTGACTACAGCACAAGGTATTCAGGCTATCGTTACAAGCAAGCTGACTGGCGTTCAACTTGCATTAAACAAGGCGATACAGGCAAATCCATATGTTTATGCAGCAATTGCTGTAATGGGACTTGTAGGTGCTTTGGCAGCTTATTCCAATAGTGCTAAAAAAGCTATTAGTGAAAAGGAAATCCTTAATAGTCTTGATGTTGAAGCTCAAAAGTCAACATCTCAGGAAGTTTCAAGAATAAACAGCCTAAAGAAGATTCTAAATGATTCTAACAAAGGTTACACTGAAAGAAAAACAGCACTTGAGCAACTAAAAGAGATTGCGCCCGATTATCACGCTACTTTAACAACAGAAGGCACTCTCATAAACAACAATGCAGATGCGCTTGATAAATATGTGAAGAAGCTTGTGCTTGCTGAGAAAATAAAGATTGCATCTTCTAAACAGTCAGCAGCAGACGAAGAGTTCAACAAGTTCAAAGAGGAGAACAAAGATGTTCTCAAAAATGCAATGAAGAAGCAGATGAACGGAGAGAAGCTTTTTGCCGGAGAAGCTGCTGCGATGGAAATATGGTCGAGGCTTGCAAACGAGTCCGAAAACTACACAAAGGTAATCGAAGGCCTTCAAGAGGAGCTTGTAAGCGCAGAGGCTAAAGTCACTGTGAATGCTAATAATAAAACTCCTGAACAAATTGCTGCAGAGAAAAAAGCTTACGAAGATGCTAAAAAAGCAAAGGAAAAGGCTCTTGAGGAATACAGCAAATTACAGCTCGATGAACAAAAAAACCTATATGATTACGAACTTGAGCTTTTGCGTTCAAAAATAAGCGATAAAAAAGACCTTATCGACTTGGAATATGAGCAAACTATTAATGCAATCAATAAGAATGAGGCCGAGTACAAAGCTGTCGCACTAAAAGCCGGTATAAAAGACCCAGATTTATCTGTATTCAAAAGCCAGCGTGATGTTGCTTCTCAGAAACGTGTTTCCGACAAAAAGGCAATTGATGACGAAGAACTTAAAAACGCTTTAGAAGAATACAAAACTCTTCTACAGAAAAAGGAGGAGCTTG